CACTATCACCCATAGCATATTTTATTCTACCGCCTTCGGCATATCCACCTTGTCCAGATGTATACTCAGAAACGTCTCTATTTACTTGAGCTTCAAGTGCCTCTGCATCCTCAGTGCCGTCTTCTTTTACAAAGCTTTTTAAATTTCTATATCCTTGTCTTAAATAAGTTTTTAAAGCATCAACATTTCGACTTGCTTCAATAGCCTCTTCATCTCCAGCTTCTACTCCAGCTGCTAAAGTTCCTAATAAAGAACCTCCCGCCATAATTTTTAAAGTTTCTCCAACACCAAGTTTTTTAGCTGCTTCTTTTGTTACAGCATCTTTAGTTGCGCCAGCAGTAAATAAATTACCTACACCACCAAGACCAAATACGCCTGGAGCTCCTCCTGCTGGAACCATGAAAGAAGATCTACCAAATATACCACCTATGCTTGTTCCTGGTATACCAAATGCAGCTGCTCCTATTAATGCAGCTTTACCAATGTCAGATGATGCAATTTTCTTTACACTTTTAACAGCTTTTTTACCAAGTTTTTTTAACGAACTTCCTAGTCCAAACTGTTCTCTTGGCATGGCGTTCATAATACCGCCACCCTCACGTAATTGTCTTTTCATCTGTCCTCTTGTTATTGGCATATTTAGTTAAATCCTTGTTGGCAGGTTTTAAATCCTGGAACCTCCTTTTTACTTGGTTTTTCCAAATAAATCAAGGCTAGGCATAATAACTTTGACATCTCTTCTGATGTCTTCTTCTTTTACGCCTTTTTCCTTCCATTCTTGATCATTTACATATACCTCACCTGTCTTTAAATTAGATATAGTTTCTATGATCTTTTCTGGGTGTAATACTTTCATCTTCCTCCTATGTTCTATCAAATTCTAGTATTGATGCTGTGCCCTCTATATCATTTGCGCTGTCAGCTTGTACTCTTAAAATATCATTTTCTTCTAATATTATTGTACCATCTGACATTGACTGTGAGTCACTTGCTGAAATTTGATGTTTTGCAAAAGTAAATTGTTTAGATTCTGAATTATCAAATATATGTGCATGCACTATAACATTACCTGCTCCAACATTTGCCATGTGTATGTTTTGAACTATAGCTCTTGAGTTAGAAGGCACAGTATAAATATCTGTAGCTGTATCTGTAGTTAAATCAAAGTTTGCGTTTTTATATCTATTAGCCATTTCCGTCTCCTCCTGATAAAAACCAAGTATTTCTTTGTGTCTCTTCTCTAAGATCTTGTTGAAAGGTAGAGTTTAGTTTTTCTACAAGTCCGTCAAGATCTCTTATCAAAGCATCAGCTACTCGCTGATCGTAATCTTTACTAGGTCTTGTAAATACTACCGTTATTTTTGCCATTATCTTCTTCCGTCTGGTTGTGTGTCTAATCTAAATCCACCAAGTTTCCAGTTTTGTGATGCACCTGTATTAGCAACTTTTAATGATAAAGCTCTGCCTCTTGCTCTTGTATCTACTTTAGTTGTAGACGATGTAATTGTAAATGGTCCAAGAGGTGAACTTGCTTGTGTATCGTTAGAGTAGTTTCTTAATTGTAGTGTAATCTGTGTGTTACCTGTTTGAGATAAGAAGTCAGGTATAAATCTTCTAACCTTCATTATAAATTCACCATCACCACCTTGACTAATATCAAAATCTCCTGATTCTATGTTTGCTGTAATAGCTGTTGTTGCAGAAGCTTTTACTTGATCTGTGCCAGTTTCATGTTCGTAGTATGTTGTTGCACCATCAGTATTACCAACAACATCATAAGACGTACCCGTTGAGTCATAATCAGTCCCATGTGGTTTACCAAATACAGAAGAATCTTGCCACGTTGTTCTATTCAATGTGCCTGTTGTCCAGATAGGTCTATTAGGTGTTGACTCCATGTAGTTATAAGTTACACATCTATCAATAACTGTTGATCCTCCTGAGCAATAGAACCAAGTAATTTCACCAAACAAATTATTTAGTCCAGCGTTGATAAGTTGTGATGCTGTTGTATTTAAATCATTGAATACAAAATCTTCTACCAAACAAATCATAGTTTCTAGGTTACCAGAGTATTTAAAGAAACCGTTTTCTGAAAACCAATACGCTGCACCATCAACTTCAATGGCTGCGTTTTGTCCTATCAAACCACAGTTAGTTCCTATTTGTTGGAAACCAAATGTAAATGGTGGACCAACGAAACGCATCGTAAATAAAGATGTATCTGTCCAAACATATATCGCATCTCTACCTCTTACAGCTCCTACAATTTTAGAACCATCGGCAAGTCTTTGTGTACCTGCTGTGTTAACCGCTGTAGGTGTGTAAGTATTAATATCTTCTTGGTTTGAGAATCTAATAAACATTTCATCTTGTGTTGTTGGATCACCAATTGTCGTTTCAGTTCCAAAGAATACTAAGTGTCGATCTGGTGTTGATACTAACATATCTCTTGATGCAGTTGGCGCACCAGATATAATAGTTGCTCTATTTGCTACAGCGTTTGCTGCATTTGAATCCCATTCAAAAACTTGTGCATTATGTATAAGTGCAATAATTTTATCTCCAAAGTTATCAATAGACCACATACCTGGATCTATAACTAAATCTCCAGATGCTGCTTCACCCCATGCAACATAATCAGATGAGTTTGTAACTGTTGCTCCGTTTGAGTGTGATGCCGCTGTTGTGTTTCTGACTCCTCTTGTAACACCTGTTAAGGTATTACCACTTTTACCTGTGTAAGATATTTCTTCATTATCTATTTGAATAAAGTTTGTACCTGAACCTGGAAATAAAGAAGCGTCAGATAATACAACTGTAGTTGTTGTATCATTGATAGCGCCATCTAAACTTGTTACAGCTTCTCCTGATACTGTTCCACCCCATTGACCTAAACCATAACCAAAACCTTCAAGTTGTTGAGCTGGACCAACGGGATAATAAGATTGAACTCTAATACCTCCAGAGTTAACAGCACCTGATCCTGTTTCAGCTGATGGCATTGTTATTGTAATAGTTGTTGAGTTGATTACAGAAGTAACCATAAATTTCTTATCATCAAAATCTGCGGCTGTATAATTTGAGTTTGTTGCTGTAGAAAAGTTATCTAATAAAACAATGTCTCCCGCTACAAGATTATGATCACCAGAAAAAGCTATTGATACAACAGCTGAACCATTTGTTGTAGTAAAACAACTTGTTAAAGTATTTGTAGCTCTAATTGGATGTATGTCGTAGAACACACCGCCAGTATAAGCATATAAAATTCTATTCGTACCAATAATTGAAAACTTGTTACCTGATCTGTTTACAATATGATGCATGGCTCTTGCTGCACCAGTGATGTCATTCTCACCTAGTTGTGCCCAGCCACCTATCTTTTCAGGTGTATTATATCTGAATCTTACATTATCACCGCCAACCCATTGGCCTTCGGCTTGAGTCTCAGTTACTTGTTTATTGAATCCAGGTAAAAATTGTACTTTTTGTAACGCCATAGTCTCTAGATTATATTAGGTTTGGCTGATTATCAACCAGTTTTGGGTATGCCCAATAGAGGTCTTTTATCATACAAATTGGTCTTTGCAAACCTTCCATCTGCATGATTATAGTGAAGAAACACCTGACCACATAGATCGCCTTCAAATGGTTTTCTCCAGTGTTCTAGCTCGCAGCCAGAATAGATAAGCATATCACCAGGTTTTAGATTAACCTCTACACCAATATGTGCGCCTGGTTTATGTATACTTTTGTACTCATCAATGACATTATTCTCTCCTGTTGGATCGATGTAAATTGGCCAAGGGTCACCACCTAAATTTAGTGTTGTAGATATTTCACAACTTGGTCTATCTTTGTGTCTTCTTAGAATATTGCCTTTTCTGTAAAGTCTTGTGTAAGAATATGTTGGTACTAATTTAAGTCCTGTTTTCTTCTGCATCACATCTATGGTTTTGACTAGCAATGTTTCCATAAATCTATCTGCATATTTAGCATATGAATTAGGAACTTGTGGATCTGCAAAGTTTCCAACTAACGGATTACCTGCATGTGTAGCACCGTTCTGCAACATCCACCAATCAGCTTCTGCTGATACTTGTAGATACCTATATCCCATCTCTGCTACTTCTTTAGATACAGCACCTCTAATGACTTGATATTTATTTTTCT